TGGGAGGTATCGGAGGGCGCGTATTCGACGGCCTCCGGCTCGTTCGGCCGCACCACGATCCTTTACAACTCTGCCGGGACAGGGACAAAGCAGAGTGGCGCTGGGACCAAGGTGAGTTTCAACTCCGCGCCCCAGGTCTGGGTCGTCGCGTCAAAGCTCGATCTGCTCTCGATCGAGGAAGACAACGCATTCACCGATGCTCAGAAGGCCCAGGCGCGCGCCAACATCGACGTGGTCAAGAAAAACTATGTCATTAACGGCGCGATGATGGTCTCTCAAGAGAACGGCAGCATCGCGGGGACGATCTCGGGTTATTACCCGGTCGATGGCTTTTCGGTCAGTTTCAACCATGCTGGAGCCATTTCCGCAGCTCAGATCGCTTCCGTAACGCCGGCGGGGTCGCCCAATCGATTGCGCGTAACCGTGACCGCTGCGGATGCGAGCGTGGGCGCCACTGACTATCTGACAATCACGCACAAGATCGAAGGTTTCCGAATGGCCAACCTTCGCTTCGGCTTGGCGAGTGCAAAGACTGTCACCCTGCAATTCGGATGCAAAGCTCCAGCTGGGACCTACTGCGTTTCTCTGCGCAACGCAGCAGCAAACCGCGCCTATGTCGGCGAGTTTACCATTGCGGCCGGGGAAGCCAATTCGGACCTGACTAGATCGATTACCCTCACAGGAGACAGCAGCGGCACCTGGGCGAAAGACAATACAGCCGGTGTTGTCGTTGACTTCGTTCTGATGGCCGGGAGCAACTACCAGAGTTCACCTGGATCGTGGCAGACGACGGCTGCGTTTGCGTCAGCGAACCAGCTCAATTTCATGGCGACGAACGGTAACGTATTCGAGCTCTTCGACGTCGGCTTGCACGAAGGAGCCGCCCCTTCGTTTCAGGTGCCGGATTACGCTTCGGAACTTGCTCTCGCACGCCGTTACTGGCAAGCCAGCTATGCGAATGGGACGCCTCCGGGCACGATAACCATCACCGGTCAGATCCGGCGATTTCCGGATTCGACCAACAGCTTCGCCTGCATAGCCACGGTCTTTTTCAATCCGCCCATGCGTGCCGCACCTTCCGTAACGCTCTACTCCCCCGGTACGGGCGCCACCGGAAAAATTCGCAATGCAGACGCCGGTATCGACGTGAACGGAGCGGCGGCAGACGCCTGTCCGAACTCGGTCACCGCCTATGTCAGCAATGTGAGCATCGGCCAGTCGACGACACTAACGGTTCACTACAAAGCCGACGCAAGGCTTTAGTGTCCCAGCTCGGTTGCTCGCCTCACGATGCCGGACAGGTACTGCGACCGTTATTCTCCTTCGGCCCCAGCTCTCTGAAGCTGCATCGCCGGGGTCACGCTTTAGGATCATACGTACAGGTATCCAGGATGCTTCTCGGTTTTGACGCGCCGGGCCGATACGGTCTCCTGCAGTTCCCGAAGTCGGGAAGCCTTGCACTCGTCGCTTCGCGCAGCACCTTCGCAGCCCCTGGATCGGCTTCGACGTGCAAATTCTCGTCGCTATCTGCTGCGGGCGCTTTTGCGGTGCCGGTAATCGCGGCAACATTGAGCATGAGAAGCGCGGCTGGCTCCGGACCACTTGCCGTTACCGGGAATTTCGCCGTCTTCGCGAGCTCGTCAGCCATGTCGGCCGGAAACTATTTGGCACCAGGAGGTGCAGAGTTCTTTGGCATCAGACATTGGCTGCCCGGAGGTAGCGGTGCAGCATCCATGCAAGCGGTGCCGTTTAGGATTTGTCTTCCGGTGGATTGCGAAAGCTATGCCGCTATTGCGGCGGATGCCGGTTTCGATCGCGATTTCGAAGCGTGGATTCCGCGCCCCTTTGACAGTGACGGATGGCTTGCCTCAACAGCGCTCGACGAAACGTGGACCGCGCTTGGGTCAGCATCGCCTTTCTGGGAGAGAAGGGAGGCAGAGCCGGCGGCCTGGTCGACCACCGCGAGGCAACCCGAAACATGGACAACCGAGTAATGCCGCTCCTCTCCATCGGCGAATATCGCCCTGACGTCAGCGACTACGAAGGCCAGGCGACCCGAAACATCATGAATGTAATTCCTCGTGGTGATGGTTATGGGCCGTTTCCGTCCTTCGCCGCTTATACTGCGGCCTTGCCGGCACCGTGCCGCGGCGCGTTTTACGCCCTGAAGTTCGACGGAAGCGTCATTACATTCGCTGGCACCGTCAACAGGCTATATCGCCTGAACAACACGGACTTCACCTGGAGCGATGTCTCCAAAGGCGCGACGGCTTACCCCGCGCTCTCGGCTACTGCTCAGTGGCAGTTTGCGCAGACCGGTAACTTTGTGTTCGCGACGCAGGCAAATTCCGCTTTGCAGGTTTTCGACTTATCTTCTTCGAGTGCTTTTTCCGACGCTGCCGGTGCACCGCCGCAGGCGGCCTATATCAGTGTGGTTGGTCGTTTCCTGGTCCTGTCGGGGTTGCTTTCGACTCCCTACCGGATTCAGTGGTCCGGGCTGAATAGCTTCAATGCATCCAACAGCTGGACCAGCGGCGTCAATTCGTCCGACTACCAGGACTTTCCGGATGGCGGCATCGTGCGCGGCGTTGCTGGCGGCGAGTCCGGGATCATCTTCCAGGATCAGGCGATCCGGCGAATGTCCTACGTGCCCGGCTCGCCGATTATTTTCCAGATTGACCGTATTACCCAGGATAAGGGGCTGTATGCGCCCTATTCGATCATCCGCGCCGGCGAGCGGATATTCTTCTATGCAGGTCAGGGATTTCACAAGATCGAGCCGGGTGGCGTGCCTCAGCAGATCGGACGGGAGAAGGTCGATCGCTCGTTCCTGGCCGATCTGGACAAGGCAAACCTTCAATTGTTTATGGGAGCGGCCGACCCGCGCAGCACCCGGGTTTACTGGGCCTACAAATCCGTTTCCGGCACGGTGAACACGTACGACAAGTTGCTGGGATATGACTTTCTCCTTGATCGCTTTTTTCCGGTGACCGCTTCGGGCGAGTTCCTGCTCGGCATCTCCCAAACGGGACTGACGCTGGAAAACCTAGACAGCATTTCGGGTTCCCTCGATGCACTGACTTTAAGTCTCGATGCCTATGCGACGGCCGTTCAGCCGGAGGTTGCCCAATTCAGTGACTCGCACGTGCTCGGATTCTTCCGCGGGTCCAATCTCGAAGCCACCATCGAGAGCGCGGAGCAGGGGACGGATGAAAATCGCATCACCATCCGCGGCTTTCGCCCGATTACGGATGCGCCCGCCTTGTATGGATCCGCGTCATACCGGGAGTCGCTAGCATCACCGGCGATATCCGGGACCGAAGTGCCGCTCAATCCGAGAACGGGACGTTGCGATCTGATGCGGGATACGCGCTATTCCCGGTTCAGAATCCGGATTCCCGTTGCAACGTCCTGGACGTTCTGTGCCGGTATAGTACCCGATCTCACGGTGGGAGGGACGCTATGACGGCATATGCGCCCGGGATCGCGGAAACTGATCTGAAGAAGATCGTGCTCGCGATCCAGCAGCTTGCCGCCGGGCGATCGAATGCCGTGGGGACCGTCACTCTTGCGACGGGATCCGCAGCCACGGTCGTTCCGACAGCCAACTGCGCCGTAGGTTCAACTCCGATCCTGACCCCTGCCACGGCGAGCGCCGCCGCCGAACTCGGGAATGGCACGATGTATGTGAGCTCCGTGTCGAACGGATCCTTCACGATAACTCATGCGAATAATGCCGTGACCGGTCGCACATTTCTATTCGCGGTAATGGGCTGAGCTCCGGGACCTGCGATTGACAATGTTCGTGTTTTGTTCTAGCAATTAGATTGCAGCTCATAGTTGTGTGAGTGATCGATGCTGAACGACCACGGCACTAGACCGCCACCAATTCCGAAGTGCAACGCAACTGTTGGCAAGCGTGTTGGATCACGCGCTTTGTCTTGTCTCGCGACATTGGCGGCGCTCTGGTTGTACGCGTTCGCGATCGCCGGGCTTGCTGCGGACGATTTATATGCGCAGGACGGACAGCGGGAGATCCAGCGTATTTCCCGGGATGACGCGCTCTCCTTTTGCCGCGGACTCGTGACGCGTCCCATTGCGCTTCACGAAAACAGAAGGA